GGTTGAAGCTGCTCGCCCAACTGTATCAGCAGCATACTTTGCAAAGCCACGCATTGAAGTAACAGCAGCTAAGTATGCAGAAAACACAATCCGCGCAGCTCTAGGTGATGAAGATGCTCGTCAATACCTACGCGCAGCAGATGACACAACAGATAACGCAGGCCTAGTACCAACACGCCAACTATCTGAAATTATCAACCCATTATCAACAACAATCCGTCCTTCAATCGATGCAATCTCTCGCGGAGTATTGCCAGATGCAGGTATGACTTTCGAGATTCCAAAGATCACAGCAGCACCAACAGTTGCAGATACAGCAGAAGGTGCAGCATTTTCTGATACAGATCAAACATCAGCATTCTTGTCAGTATCAGTTAAGAAGTACGCTGGACAGCAGACATTCTCTGTTGAATTGCTAGATCGTACATCTCCAGCATTCTTTGATGAACTAGTTCGCAACATGGCAGCAGCTTACGCAAAGGCTACTAACGCAGCAGTGAACGCTGCTCTTATTGCAGGCGCAACAGCAGATGCAACAACAACAGTTACATACCCAACAGCCTCAGAGTTGCTAGGTATTGTTGCTCGCGGTTCAGCTTCTGTCTATGGCGCAACAGCAGGACTTCCTAACCCATTTGCTCGCAACATGGTTGTATCAACAGGACAATGGTCAAACATCATGTCTCTTAACGATGCAGGTCGTCCAATCTACACAGCATCACAGCCAATGAACGCAGGCGGTGTAGTAACACCAACATCACTAACAGGAAACGTTGCAGGTCTTAACCTCTATGTTGATCCAACAAACGCGGGCGATAGCGATGGAACAATCCTTATCGTGAACCCAGATGCATACACATGGTACGAATCACCAACATACCGCCTACGCGCTGAATCAACAGCAGCAGGACAGGTAACAATCGGCTACTACGGCTTTGGAGCAATCGCTACTAAGGTCGGCGCAGGCGCATTTAAGAATAACAAGGCGTAAGCCACACTAAGTCGCTCTGAGGGGTAGTAGCCCTCTACCCCTCAGAGTCTTTAGAAAGGACAAGGAATGGCACTTACAACAGTCGCAGAACTTCGCAGCACTCTCGGAGTCGGTACTTTGTATCCAGATGCCACCTTGCAGGAAGTGTGCGATGCAACAGATGCAGTCCTACTTCCTATGCTATGGGCAGATGTTAATTTTAATGTGGCACACAGCAACACAACCACAGTAGGCACTTTATATTTCAATGAGTCTGTAACAGATATTTATTATGTTGGTCAAACAGTTGTAGTAAGCAATAACAAAGCGCATCTGAATGGATCAAAGACAATTACGGCTCTGGACACTTACTCAATTTCTTTTGCTATTACTGGCAGTCCAGCAGCCACTCCACGCCACCCAGTTAATCCTTACGGCACAGTAACAGTAAGTGCATCGACAGACTGGGCAGAAGATAAAGCAATTCAGCAAGCAGCTTTAATGATATCTGTAGAAATCTGGCAAGCACGCACTGCTACCCTTTCAGGCAGTAACCTTGTCGATTTCCAGCCAAGCCCTTATCGGATGTCAGCTCAGCTGCTCGCTAAGGTGCGAGGATTGATAGCACACGCACTAGACCCACGCTCAATGGTCGGATAATGCCTCCAGTTGCCATCACAACACTTAGAACCACTCTAGCGACTGCCCTAGTCAATAACGCTAAGTGGCAGACCTTTGCATTCCCACCAGCTACAGTTCTGGCTAACTCGGTTATCGTGTCGCCCGATGATCCATATTTGACACCTAACAATAACTCTCAGATTTCTATCAGCCCTATGGCTAACTTTAAGATTGTAATGACCGTGCCACTCTTTGATAATGAGGGCAATCTTAACGGCATAGAGGACACAGTAGTTAGTGTGTTTGCACTCCTTGCTGCATCTTCTTTGGTCTATAATGTAAGCGCAATCAGTGCGCCTAGTGTTCTCAATGCTGCAAGTGGAGACTTGTTAAGCTGCGAGATGTCCGTATCGATACTCACAACTTGGGGATGACCATGACCGATTACGATAAAGAGTTAGAAGCCTTCTTGATCAAGATTGGTCAAGTAGAACCAAAAGCAACACCAAAGCCAGTAACTAAGAAAGAAGAGGAATAACCAAATGGCAGTATTCTTAAACAACGGAGTAGTTCTTACTGTTAATGCGGTGGATCTCTCTGACCACGTAACATCAGTAACAATCAATCGTTCTTTTGATGAGCTAGAAGTAACAGCGATGGGTGACTCAGGTCACAAGTTCGTTAAGGGTCTAGAAGCATCATCTATTACAATCGATTTCCTTAATGACACAGCTACAAGCGAAGTCCTACAGACTTTGCAAGCTGCATGGGGAACATCAACAACAGTCACAGTGAAGCAGACATCAGGTGCAACATCTGCAACTAATCCGCTTTACACAATGACTTGCTTGATTAACAACACTACAGACATTAACGGCTCAGTAGCAGACCTAAGCACACAATCTGTGACATGGAATGTTAATGGCACAATCACTGTAGCATCAGCGTAATTAACTAACAAAGGGGCAACTAATGGCAAGACTTAAGATAGTTCGTACAGATGGAAGTGTGCTAGAAGGCGAGATAACTCCAGCAGTGGAGTATTCGTTTGAGCAGTACGCTAAAAAGGGTTTTCATAAGGCTTTCCGTGATGAGGAAAAGCAATCGGATGTCTATTGGCTTGCATGGGAAGTAGTACGCAGATCAGGTGAATCTGTTAAGCCTTTCGGGATTGAGTTTATCGAGACACTTAAGAGTGTTGAGGTTCTAGACTCAGACCCTTTAGCTTAAAGCGCGATTATCCATTCACCTACTTAATAGCTCGCTTGAGCATTAGGTTGGGAATCGCGCCTCAGCAATTACTGGAATTAGATAAGACCATGCTAGATGCTCTGGTACAAGGTCTAAAAGATGAAGCGAAGGAGACCACCGATGCCAGCAAGCGTAAAGGGCGCGGTTGAGCTTCGTAAGGCTTTAAGACAATTTACACCAGACCTTGCTAAAGAAACCCAAAAAGAAATTGCTGGAATCTTAAAGCCTATTACTAACAAGGCTCGTGGATTTATCCCTTCGACTGCACCTTTAAGCGGTTGGGCTAAAGGCGGTTCAGGTGCTTGGGGTACTGATCGTGTGTGGAATACAGGCGAAGCCAAGCGCGGTATTGGTTACAAGACAACACCATCAAGACCTAATCAATCAGGTTGGCGTTCTCTTGCTCGCATTGTCAATGCTTCTCCTTCTGGCTCTATCTATGAGACTGCTGGTCGATTGAACCCACAGGGCAGACCACAAGCTCCTAGAGTGCAAGTTGTTGCACCAAGACACCAGAACTATGGCAAGTTCGTTCGTTCTGGGTCTAAAGGGCAATCCCTTAGCAATAATCCTAATGCTGGACAACAATTTATTGAATCAATGAATCGAACAGGCAAGATAGTTGATGCCTATCAACGCGCAGAAGGCCAAGCTGGTAGAGCCTCACGCAAGATGAAGGGTCGCGCAATCTTTCGCGCATGGAAAGAAGATCAAGGCAAAGCCACAGCAGCAGTAATCAAGGCAATCGAATCTTCCAAAGATAAATTAGAATCAAGATTGAAGGTGACTAAATAATGGCAGCCGATGTAAAGATTGACATAGCGGCCGAGTTCACCGGCAAAAGAGCATTCAAGCAAGCCGAGTCTGCAACCTCAAATCTGACTAAGAGTGTTAAGAAATTAGCAGGTGCTTTTGGTATAGCCTACGGAACGCAGGCAGTCATTGCTTACGGCAAAGCATCCGCAAAAGCATTTGCTCAAGATGAAGCAGCAGCCCTCCGACTTAACAGAGCAGTTGAGAATCTAGGCATTGGTTTTGCCAATCCTGCTATTGCTAAGTTTATATCTGATTTAGAGAAATCTGCTGCGGTTGCAGATGATATTTTGCGTCCAGCCTTTCAGGGCTTGCTGACCACTACTGGCTCATTAGTTCAGTCTCAGAAGCTTCTCAATGATGCCATCACAATTAGCCGAGCATCTGGCATTGACCTAGCGACTGTCACAGAGGACTTAGGCAAAGGCTATGTAGGCATTACCAGAGGGCTTTCTAAATACAACACAGGCTTAACTAGAGCAGAGCTTACATCTAAGTCATTCAATGAGATTTTAGGAGTTATACTTAAACGATCAGCAGGAGCGGCTGAGGATTATCTAGACACTACTGCTTACAAGTTTAATGTTCTTAGTGTCGCATCATCTAACGCCTCAGAAATTATTGGCGGCGGGTTAGTAGATGCCTTTGCACTTATTGGCGGTGGCACAGATGCCTCAGATGCAGCTTATGTTATTGAGACTATTGCCAGCGCACTTGCTAAGGTCACAGTCCAGACTGGTAGAACCATTGGTGTCATTCCAACTTTAATTCAGAACTTAAAGAAACTGCCTAGAGAAATCTTTTCAGGATTCGTGGGTAAGCAATTCGGGGTTAATGTCAATGTTGCGCCTAAAGAAAAAGAAGTCAAACTTACAGTCACTCAAAAGCGCCAACAAGAACTCCTTGCCAAATTAGAAAAGGATTCCTTGCGTAGAGAGCGTGAAAGACTTGCTCTTAAGAATAAGCAGTTAGCGACAGACAAAGCCAAAGCCATTATTGCTAAAGGTGAGGCAGCCCTTCTTAAGGGCGAGACTATCTTTGACATAGATAAAATCCAACTTGCAGCAGCTCTTACTAATCAGGCTGAGCAACTAGGCAAGGCAACCAGTGCGGCTCAAATGTTGCAGATTGCTAATGACACAGCTCGACTCAATGTCAAAAAGTCAATTCTTGCCTTAGAAGAAGCTATTGCCTCAAAAGATGAAGCATCCATCATTGCAGCAACTAAGAAGCTTAATGCTGATCTTGGTGTGCTAAACGCTTTAACTGGCCAGAACACTCAAATGAAGGCTATTGAAACAATCCTTAATGGATTAAAGCCTAAAGATTTAATCAATCAAGCCAACCTAGATGAAGCATTGCGCAAGATTAAAGAGATGCTGGATTTACTGTCTCGAATGACTAAAGCTGGAGGCGGAGGCGGCGGTGGTGGAGGCGGTAGTGATTACACTAATAAGGGAACTACTGAACTCATTCCTGGGGTTACATATAATCCCAATCAAAATAAAGACCGTAACTATGATTTATTTTTGCAACTCGCACAGGCATCGGCTGCTTCAAGCAATGTTGCTGGAATTAACTACAACCCAAGCCAAAACCGAGACCGCAACTATGATATGAACATTACTGTCAATACTGGCGTAGGAGACCCTAACGCGATTGCAGAAGCTATTGACCAAGTTATTCAAGATGCTGTCAATCGTGGAACTCTTAGAAATGGCTTAAATAACGTACTATGACATGGCTACCAGAATGGCGTGTAACAGTAGGTGATGATGTTTATACAACTGTCACCTCTGTTTCCTATGCCACTGGTCGGCTAGACATTGACCGCCAATGCACAGCAGGTTACTGCCGAGTAGAAATTATCAATACAGATGGCTCACCTTTTACCATCAATGTAACTGAGCCAATTACTTTAGAACTTAAAAACTCCTCTGGCACTTATATCACTGTCTTTGCTGGCGAAGTCTCAGACTTCTCTATTGGAGTCAGAAGCCCAGAAGAAACTGGCTACATCACCACAGGCACAATCTTAGGCATTGGCTCATTGGCTAAACTGACTAAGGCTATCTACAACACAGCCCTGTCAGAAGGATTAGATGGCGCACAAATTGCAGCCATTCTAGGTGCAGCTTTAAGTCTTAACTGGAATGAAGTTACCCCTACTGTTACATGGGCTACTTATCCAGCCACAACTACTTGGAATGAAGCCGAGACTTATATCGGCACTATTGACTCAGGCTTCTACACAATGATAAGCCAAGCAGCTTCTGCTACGGCCAAAAGCCAGACCCTAGCAGATCAGATTGCTAACAGCGCACTAGGCCAAATCTATGAATCAGCAGATGGTTTTGTTAATTATGACGATGCAGACCATCGCTCAGACTATCTTTCAGACAATGGCTACACCTACCTTGATGCAGCTTATGCAACTCCTAGCAGTATAAGCTCTCAGACACAGATTGCTCGCATCCGCAATAGCCTTATCTATAAATACTCTACAGCCTACGGCTCAACCTACACTGCCTCTAATAGCGACTCTATAGGCGCGTACGGCCTCTACGAGCGTTCATTCGAGTCCAATATCAAGAACCTTGCCGACATCACTGACATCGCCACTAGAGAGCTTAATCTACGCAAGACCGCCAAAGCCTCACTGGGAGCAATTACCTTTAGATTAGATAATCCAGACATGCCATCTGCCATGCTTGATGATCTAATTGCTATTTTCTTTGGCGAGCCTGTTCTTATCCAGAACTTACCTTCCAACCTTTTGGGCGGCACATTTGAGGGCTTTGTAGAGAATGTAGCCCTACGCGCTACCCCTACCTTTGTGGATTTAACCCTTTACATCACAGCTACAGAGTTCTCACTCTCAACAACACAATGGGAAACAATTTTGCCTAGCACAACAACATGGGCAACTACAAATGCTACACTTATCTGGAATAACGCGACAGGAGTACTATCTTAAATGGCAACGAGCCCAATTTATAGCTGGCCAGAGCCAGACAACACAGACCTTGTAAAAAATGGTGCGTTAGCAATTCGCACATTAGGTGACGCTATTGACACCACTATGGGAACAATGGTTGCCAAAACTATTGTTGATGCTAAAGCAGATTTAATTGTTGGCACAGCTGCTGACACAGTATCTCGCCTTGCCGTTGGATCAAACGGACAGGTCTTGACTGCGGATTCCACTGTCAGCCCAACAGGCTTGAAATGGGCTACACCAGCAGCAGGTGGTGGTGGCAAAGTGTTGCAGGTAGTAAGTGCAACGACGACTACAGAAGTGACTAGTTCATCAAGCACTTTTGCAGACACAGGACTAACGGCAACAATTACGCCAACACTTTCCTCAAGTAAAATCTTAGTGTTAGTAAGTCAAAATGGTTGCTTCAAAGATAGTTCAAATACGGCTTTAATAATGAAATTATTAAGAGGTGCAACAAGTTTAGGATTTTTGGCTGGTCTTGCTGGTTATACAGGAACAAGCTTATCTTTGGGCTTCAATTCAGTAACTGCAAGTTATTTAGACTCACCTGCAACTACATCAGCAACGACATACAAAACAACTTTTGCTTCACAAGCCAACTCAGGTAGAGCAGGTGTCCAAGTTACGGGAATTGGGTCAGAAGCCACAATGTCAATGATTACATTATTAGAAATAGGAGCATAATTATGGCAAGTGGCGGCGATGTTCTAAATATGTTAATTCCTGGCGGCGGCTGGATTATTACTGGCAACGATTATTCTGGCATTCAATTTATAGATGCAACGCCAATTACACAGGCAGAGTTTGAGGCAGGCTTTGCACAGTATGATGCTTGGAAAGCCGAGCAAAATGCTAAGGCAGCAGCAGATAAAGCAAGCGCAACGGCTAAATTAGAGGCGCTTGGTTTGACTGCCGATGATTTGAAGGCACTAGGGCTATAGGTGGAACACTTGACTGAGATGATTACTCATGAAGCCGCGTCTATCTAAAGCTGCTATACAGCTTCGTGAGCAGTTAGATGATTCCTTCCCAGATCGTGATAGGGCATCGGATGGTTGGGTCGGTGATACCCGACACGCTGCTCGCAAGTCTGATCATAATCCAGATGAGCAGGGCTGGGTTCGTGCCATTGATATTGACGCAGAGTTATTCGGTGCAGGAGTCAAACCGCATATCATGCCAGACCTTGCGGATCAGCTTCGAATCAGTTGCAAGTCTAAGGCAGAAAAGCGCATCTCGTACATTATATTTAACGGCAGGATTGCGTCTCCCGTCCTTAATTGGAAGTGGCGCAAATACACAGGGGCTAACAAACACACTCACCACATGCATGTTAGCTTTAAGAAAGAAGCTGACCTATTGGGTGAGTTTTATCAAATACCTATGTTAGGCGGAGAATAAATGAAGAACATCAAGCATCCTGCATACCTTGCTGCTGGAGCATTTCTAGCAGCTTGGGCATCTACTAATTTTGCAGCAGATTATCGCGCAATCCTTTGGGCTGTGTTATCTGGTGTCTTTGGTTATGCGAGCCCTAAAAAGTGACACAGTCTGACTTCTTTACGCTCTACCTAACAACACTGGCAATCATTGGTGGCCTGTCTGGGTATGTCATTACTCATTTGTTGTCTGAGATTAAAAGACTCAACACGCGAGTCGATGAAATCTACAACATCTTACTAGACAGGTAACATTCTGCTATGGCAAGAAAAGCAACTAAGGCATTAGAGGATCAAGGTTACTCAAAGCTAGATGCTTATTGCATTGGGCTTTATGAGTATTTCTGTAGTCTTAAGCGAGCAGGCTTCAAAGAAGATGTAGCCATGTTTATGATTACTGAACCTAACGCTTACCCTGCATGGATATTGCCTAACCCTGTCGATCCAGAGAAGTTCGGCAACTACGAAGATGAGGACGATGACTAAAGCCCGCTATCTTGTTATATCGGATTTACAAATCCCATACCATCATGAGCAAGCTGTTAAGAATCTTATCAAATTAGTAAAGCGAGAGAAGTTCGACCTCATCCTAAATACAGGTGATGAGCTTGATATGCAGAGCCAGTCTCGCTGGGCGCAAGGTACTAAGTTGGAGTGGGAAGGTACGCTAGATGCTGACAGAAGCCTTGCGCAGGATATTCTCTATGAACTCGGCACAACAGATGTCACTCGGAGCAATCACACAGACCGCCTATACCACACACTATTACGCGCACCTAGCCTCATCGGATTACCAGAACTGGAATACGCAAAGTTTATGGACTTCGCTGGACTCGGAATCCGCTTCCATAAAAGACCATTCGAGTTTCACAAGGGATGGGTCTTAGTTCATGGCGATGAAGGATCAATGAACTCCAATGCTGGGCTCACAGCTCTAGGGCTGGCTAAGAAGTTCGGCAAGTCTGTGGTCTGTGGTCACACGCACAGGGCAGGCATCAGTGCCTTCACAGAGGGCATAGGAGCGTCATACAGGACTCTTTGGGGCTTAGAGGCAGGAAATGTCATGGACAAGAAGAAAGCCTCTTATTTGAAGGCTGGAAGCGCAAACTGGCAGATGAGCGTGGCAGTCATTGAGACACATGGAGACCGCGTTTCTCCCATGCTAGTGCCTATAAACAAGGATGGGTCATTTACCCTATATGGACGACTTTACGCTTGATGTAGTTCGCACCATTGACACAATGATTGATGAGTCAGATTTGTTACCATTTCGTTATCAAAATGTCCGTTAATTAGTCTGGACTCTATGTAACACTAATCCTGTAGCCAATCAAGGGTATTGGCACAGATAGGTACAAGATGAACAATAATGACAAGCTCTTGATTATCTGCCTTATTGGGGCAAGTATCAGCTTTGTGGTATGGGCAATCCAATCATATAAAGAAGCCTACGAACGCGGGCATCGCGATGGCTGGCACAAGGGCAGAGCAGTAAATCGCTCAGAGTTCTGGTCAGAATGAAATATACAGAAATCCTACAGAGTGCAACGGACATCATTCAAGATCGTGGTCTCAACGACTACGGCCACCCAGCAGATAACATGCAACACGCAGCAATGCTCATCAGTGCATACTTACAGCACCCAGTCGAGGACTATCAAGTCTGTGCAATACTCGCGCTCATCAAGATTGCCAGAGCCAGTTCAGGCACAGTCGATAAGCCAGATAATTACATCGATGGAGCAGCCTACATTGCTTTAATGGGGCAACTAGCTACAGAGGAGAATGAACTATATGTTTAACTTAGCCGACTACGAGCCAGTGGAGGTTCGACTTGAAAAGTTTATTAAGGACTATCCAGATTTTCGCATTAGCACTGAGTTGGAAGTTGTGGAAGCAAGCAGATACATTGTTAAGGCTTATCTCTTTAAGACTGGCCAAGATAGCATCGCATGGGCGACAGGGTACGCTGAGGAAACAGTTAGCACTCGCGGGGTCAATCAAACTTCTGCACTGGAGAATTGCGAGACATCTGCTATTGGCAGAGCACTTGCAAATGCGGGTTATGCTCCTAAAGGAAAGCGCCCTTCTCGAGAAGAAATGAGCAAGGTTGCACCTAATCATCCAGCTCTTAAAGTAGTCAAGCAAGAAGTAAAGCCTGCACCACAAGACATCAAAGAGGGCGACACTGATTACTGGACTACACCTATCGGATCATCTGTCAAAACCACACTAGCTCCAGTAACTCTGGAGAGTGCAATGGCAACGGTGACAGAGATTCTAGGTACTGCAGAAGCTATGGATGCACCTAGTTGCAATCATGGCCACATGGAATGGCGCACTGGTCATTCTGCTAAGACTGGTAAAGACTGGGCTGGATTCTTCTGTGCCACTAAGGGTCAAATTGGTGGGATGGATAAGTGTCCAACGCATTGGTATAACTTGAGCAGCGATGGTAAATGGCAACCACAGAAAGCGAGGGTATAATGGGATACGCTGAGATTCATACTCCAGAAGGTTGGGTCAATGTTGAGGATATTCCTATGATTGAGACAGTTAATTGCCAACTATGCAACGAGCCAACAGAAGCATGGAACATTGTTGCTAACATTGTAATCAAAGATAATGTAGTCAGTGTTGGCACATGGCAATGCAGAAAGTGTCAGACAGTCAATGGATAAAGAAACACTACTTATGATCTTGACACTAGCTCTATTCATTGGCGGGGTTGCAATGGGTTACATGGCTGGGATGAATCATTAGTCAGCATAGGAAACATAGAGGTTTCCGCACAGAGCGCGTGGTCGCACAGTACCTATCGACTGTATGGCCATTTGCTAGTGTGGGAAGGGGGAATGGTAAAGATATTCAGTCAGTGCCTTTTGACTGTGAAGTCAAGGCAAGGGCTGGATTTCAACCAAAGGCAGTCTTGAAGCAGATTCGTAAGCGCACAGCTCTTTCGGGGGAATTGGGCTTTGCGGTACTTCGTCTCAATGGACAGGGCGAGAATGCAGCGGAGTATGCCTGCATCATCCAGCTCCAAGATTTGCTTCCACTTCTAGAATTAAAGTATGGTCACTTAAACACTAAACCGACTGAAGCAGACATCCTTAGATGTGATGGCTGTGGATCATGGATGATTGGGGAATGTAAAACATGCCAGCCTACGATTACAAATGTGGAAGATGCGGATTAAAGAATGAGCTGCATCATGGCTGGCATGACAAACCAACAGTTCTATGCACTTATTGCAATGAACCAATGGTTAAAGTGATTAGCCCAGTAGGGGCAATCTTCAAAGGTACTGGATGGGGTAAAGACTCTAAATAGCCTGTGGATAACTTTTGTGGATAACTATTCATCTAATTAAATTAAGGAGGTCTAGATGCGAAACACCGCTCTGACCAGCACTTATATAAATGAGTTTGACAGCCATGGTACGCTAACGGCGCAGAGCCTCTCAAAGGCTCACCGCAAGCCCTTCAGGGGCGTAGCTTGCGGGGTGCTAGTAGCTGTTGGGATAGCTCTATGCATAATGCCTTATGCAGGTAGCTCTGAACCAGTGCAACAAAAGACTTACATTGATTACAAGACTTATTCTCTCTATCTATTAGACTTTAACTATAAAGAATATAAATGCTTAACTATCCTCTATGGTAAAGAATCAGCATGGAATCCAGATGCTCGTAATGGTAGTCATGTAGGTATTCCTCAAGGTAAGAGTGAATGGCTTGCAACACAGGATGGGTGGTCTCAGGTACGATGGGGGCTTGACTATATTGGTAACAGATATGGTGAGCCATGCATTGCATTAGATCATTGGAGAACTAAAGGGTGGCATTAAGAGATGCAAGCCATAGAGAGCTTGGATTACAGAAGTGGAAAGACCAACGCCTTAGAGTATTGAAGCGTGATGGTTACATCTGTGCATACTGTGGCCAAGAAGCCAATCAAGTAGATCATGTGATTAGTCGCAAGGATGGTGGAAGCCATGACATGGATAACCTTGTTGCCTGCTGTGCCAAGTGCAACCAACTTAAATCATCTAAGTCAGAAGGCGTTTTTTTAGCACAACGCTCTACCCCCCCTGTCTTTTCAGAACTCCTCTCCCCGATACAGTCCGAGACGATGCTGGACAGTCCGTTTAAGCTCCGACCTAGTCCGAGTCAATGACAACTAAGCCCAAAAAGAGCAAAGCCCTACGAGGGGCAACTAAACCAAGGCTTCACAGTCCACTTCTTAAGGGCGAAAACAAGCTTCAGGATGTCAAAGACCTATGCGCAATAGTTAAGATGGATCTAATGCCTTGGCAGGAGTTTGTACTCAAGGATATGCTTACTGTGGACAAAAAAGGCATGTGGATTCGCAAGACAAACCTCATTCTTGTCGCTCGGCAGAATGGTAAGACCCATTTAGCGCGTATGTTAATTCTTGCTCATTTAATCAAGTGGAATACCAATGTCCTCATCATGTCCTCTAATCGAAGCATGGCTCTGGACACCTTCCGACAAGTAACTCACCTACTGGAGACCAATGACCACCTCAAGGGATTCGTCAAACAAATCAGACACGCTAATGGAACTGAAAGCATTGAAATGCTATCTGGAGCAAGGCTTGATGTCGTTGCAGCAACTAGAGACGGTTCTCGAGGCAGAAGTGTCAATGGATTGCTCTACATTGATGAAGTCCGAGAAATTACAGAAGATGGATTTAGAGCAGCTACTCCTACGACTAGAGCTCATCCAAACTCTCAGACGCTTCTTACCTCTAATGCTGGAGATGCGTTCTCAACTGTACTCAATGACTTACGAGAGCGCGCCATAGACTATCCGCCAAAGTCTTATGGATTCTATGAATACTCAGCACCGCAATACTGCAAAATAACAGATCGTAGTGCATGGGCTTTGGCTAACCCTTCTCTGGGGTACACAATTACTGAGGAAGCGATTGAGGAAGCGATTGCTACAAGCCCTATTGAAAATACCAGAACAGAGACACTCTGCCAGTGGATTGACAGTTTATCTTCACCTTGGCCACACGGCGTTCTCGAAGATACATCCGATAGCACACTAGAAATGGCTCCAGGGGCTTATACTATATTTGGTTTCGATGTCAGTCCGTCTCGCAGGAACGGATCATTAGTCGCAGGACAACTTCTCCCAGATGGGCGGATTGGCATTGGAATCCTAGAGACTTACAGCTCTCAGGTTGCTATTGATGAATTGCGTATGGCCGCTTCCATTAAGGCTTGGTGCGATTTATATAAGCCAAGGCTTGTAACCTTTGATCGTTACGCAACTCAGACGATTGCCGATAGATTAAGCAATGCCGGAGTTATGGTCGAAGATGTCTCAGGCCAGCAGTTCTATAAAGCCTGTGGAGACTTACTAGAAGGTTTAGTAAATGCCAGAGTAGTCCACAATGGACAGGCAGAACTTATCCAGCAGATGAATAACTGTGCAGCTAAGGTCAATGACTCAGCGTGGAGAATTATCAAGCGAAAGTCAGCAGGAGACATCTCTGCTCCGATTGGCTTGGCGATGGTTGTATCTAAGTTAATGATTCCAGTTGCTAAACCTCAGATTTATACCTAGACACACCTTGGGTGGTATGTCAAATAGTTGACATGTGCTACCATTTATGTCTATGGGTCGCATCTTGCAAACATTTGGTCTCCAGTCTAAGCCTCTATTAGAAGCTCAGTCTGCTCCTCAAGTTCTTGGCGAGTATTCACCTTACGCCATGCCCTTCCAATATGCTTTCGTTAGCAGAGAAGATGCTCTTAGCGTACCTGCATTAATGAGATGCCGTAATCTTTTAGCCGGAACTATTGGTGCAATTCCAATGGAGCTTTACAAGAAATCTACTAATGAAGAACTTGGCTCACCTGCATGGTTAGAGCAACCTTCTTATTCACAGCCACGATCTGTAACCATTGCATATACAGTTGAGTCATTGCTTCTATATTCGCAGGCCTTCTGGAAAGTGGTTGAGATTTATTCAGAGGATGGCCGACCATCTCGCTTTGAATGGATTGCTAATAATCGCGTAACTGCAACACTTGATAGCACTAACACTTTTGTAAAATCTTATGCAGTTGATGGAATGACTTTACCAATGGACGGCTTAGGAAGTTTAGTTACATTCCAAAGTTTGCTTCCCGGAATCTTAACTACTGGCATTCAAACAATTCGCGCAGCTATCGATGTGCAAAAAGCAGCAGCGGTCTCAGCTTCTCAACCAATGCCGACTGGAATAATTCGGAACAATGGCGCTGACCTTGATCCTAAAGAAGTCTCTGGATTATTAGCAGCTTTCAAAAGCGCAAGAAATAATCGCTCTACTGCTTACTTGACTTCTACTCTTGAATATGTTCCGGTTCAATTTTCACCTAAAGACATGATGTACGGAGAAGCAATTCAAAATCTTGCAACTGAAATTGCTCGCTTGTGCAATGTCCCAGCAATCTATGTATCTGCTGACCAGAACTCGAGTTACACATACAACAACGTCCAAGACGAGAGAAAACAATTTCTTCAGCTATCTTTGCAGCCTTTCATAAGTGCGATTGAAGATCGCTTGTCTATGGATGATATTACTGCTCGAGGCAATGTAGTGAAGTTCGATATTGATAAGAACTTCTTGCGCACTGACCCAATGCAAGAACTAGCAGTGATTGAGAAACTACTTAGCCTTAATCTGATTACCACAGAGCAGGCAATGGAAATGACTGATCTAACACCTAATGGAAGTCAAGGTATGCAATGAATCAAGTAATCACTTTCTCAGCTGATTTAACAGCTGACTCAGCAAGTCGCACTATCTCAGGCAAGATTGTGCCTCTCAATGTTGAAGCAGGCTCAACTAATATGGGCAAAGTAATTTTTGCTTCTGGCTCTATTGAGATTCAAGACCCTAAAGCAATCAAGCTACTAAGTCAGCATGATAACAAAAAGCCTTTAGGTCGCATGGTTTCTTTTAGTGAATCAGAAGATGCAATTCACGCAGTATTCTCTGTAAGTCGCTCACAGCGCGGTACAGAGGCTCTTATCCTTGCAGAAGAAGGCTTGCAGTCAGGTTTGAGCATTGGTGCAGAAGTTCTTAAGTCTAAAATCAAAGATGGCATAACTTATGTCTCCTCAGCTCGCTTGGTAGAAACGAGCCTTGTCACAGAGCCCGCATTCAAGTCGGCTCAAGTCACTGATATTGCAGCAGAAGAATCTGCTGTAGAAGAAGAAACCCAACCAACAGAAAGCGAGACAGCCACCGTGGAAGAAACCACTTCAGCAGTCGAAGCAACACCAGTTGAAGCACAAGCGGTTGAAGCTGCTCGCCCAACTGTATCAGCAGCATACTTTGCAAAGCCACGCATTGAAGTAACAGCAGCTAAGTATGCAGAAAACACAATCCGCGCAGCTCTAGGTGATGAAGATGCTCGTCAATACCTACGCGCAGCAGATGACACAACAGATAACGCAGGTCTAGTACCAACACGCCAACTATCTGAAATCATCAACCCACTCTCAACAACAATTCGTCCTTCAATCGATGCAATCTCTCGCGGAGTATTGCCAGATGCAGGTATGACTTTTGAGATTCCAAAGATTACAGCAGCACCAACAGTTGCAGATACAGCAGAAGGTGCAGCATTCTCTGATACAGATCAGACAGCAGCATTCTTGTCAGTATCAGTTAAGAAGTACGCTGGACAGCAGACATTCTCTGTTGAATTGCTAGATCGTACATCTCCAGCATTCTTTGATGAGCTAGTGCGCAACATGGCAGCAGCTTACGCAAAGGCAACAAACGCAGCAGTCAATGCAGCACTTATTACAGGTGCAACAGCAGATGCAACAACAACAGTTACATATCCAACAGCTTCAGAGTTGCTAGGTATTGTTGCTCGCGGTTCAGCTTCTGTCTATGGCGCAACAGCAGGACTTCCAAACCCATTCGCTCGCAACATGGTCGTATCAACAGGACAATGGTCTAACATCATGTCACTTAACGATGCAGGTCGCCCAATCTACACAGCATCACAGCCAATGAACGCAGGCGGTGTAGTAACACCAACATCACTAA